GGCACGGCGACCGGCTGCGTCTTGTACCGCTCGGCGATGATCGGCGTTTCCGATTTTTCGAGGTGCGCGACGAAGTGCCAGAGCTCGGTCTCCGGATCGAGGAAGAAATCCTGAATGATCTCGACTTCCTCATCGGGCGCCGTCTTCACGTTTTCCGCGAAGTCTGCGGGATAATTTCCCTTCCGCCACGTGTTGAAGATTTGCCGCCGCGTGAGCTTCGTTTTCCACGAGATCAACACCGGCCAGCCATAGGCATCGGTTTCGATGGCGACCTCATCGAACGGGAAACAGACGAAACGCACCGGCGTGCGACGGTTGCCGGGCAGCGGAGCGAGCGCGCCGGTGCCGACCAGGAGATCGAGACACATTTCATGCGAGGCGCAATCGAATTCCGGCAGGAGAAAAAATGCGGTCACGATCTTGGTGACCTTTGCGAGCTCACGCTCGAAATCGACCTTCTTGCCGCCGAGGGCGAGCTCGGCGATCGGGCCGGCGGTCAGCCGGAAACTCTGCTGGCCGGACGGAAACAGGTCCTGATGTAGCTTGCCGGCCGAGCGGAACGAGCTCACGACCGCGGTGTTGTCGAATAACCGTTCGACGGTGTTGACGGCCTTTCCGAGCCGCGACGCCGGCCGACGGAACGGGATCGCGAACTCGCAGGCGTCGTCATAGAGCTTCTGCCACAGCGCGCGTTCCTCCCACGCCTTGGTTACGCGCTTCTTGTGGTCGGCGAGCGCGAAGCCGGCCGGCAGGTTGTCCGCCGCGGCGGCAGGGGTCTCTTGCCCCTGCCGCCCCTCCGGTTTGCGCTCGCTCGAATTCTTCTTCGCCATCGCTCACCCGAGCCTGATCTTGGTCGGCGTCGAGCGCGGGCGCTCGGCGAGCTCGGGCTCACGCGGCGCGATCGCCCGCAGGCGCTCGGCCGCGTCTTCCACCGTTAGCAGCGATCGCCGGCGCGCTTCGAGCGCATACAGCGACCGCTGCGGCAAGGAAGGACGCACGTTCGTGAACGTCGCCATCAGCCAAGGACTTTCTTGACGCCCTGTTCGCCCGTGGCTGCGAACAGAAGCCGGCGGCCACGCGGCGCGCGCCGCTGCGACGCGATCGTGCCTTCCTGGGTCGCGCGCTCTTGCTGGAGCTCGGAAGTCTGCCGCGCGATCTGCACCTGCTGATCCTCGCGCGCCTTCCGCGCCTCGGCCTCGGCCTTCGACGTATCCGGGCCGGTAAACAGCGCCTTCAAGCCTTCGATGAAGCTGCTCATCGCGTTCTCCATTCAAAAATCTCAAAGCCGCCGATTTCGCCGGCCGGTTCGAGCTTGGCGAGCCGCGCGAGCTTGCGGCCGGGCAGATGACCCTTGCGCACGCTCGCGCGGATGCGCATGCCGGTAGTCTCGCTCGCCTTGGCGAGCGTTAAGCGCGCGATACGCGCGATCTCGCGCAGGTGCTCGCGCACGCGCGGCGCGCACACAAACCACAGATCCATGATCGTTTCCCCGTTCTCGGCCGGCATCGGGCCGAGGCCGATCACCGCCACGAGCCCCTTGTCGTCGACGAAGCCGAACGTGTCCGACTTCCAGAACGTCATGATCGCGAGCTTGAGATCGATCCGCTTGATGATGCCGTTGCGCGTGTAGAGTTCGATCGTCTCGGCGACCGGCGCCGGCGTCTCCAGGCGCAGCTTCATGTCAGAAATCGAACACGTTGAAGTTGGAGTTGCCCTGCACGGCGCGGATCGGCACCACGTTGCCCGGCCGGCCGGCGCGCGCAGCGTCGTTCACCACGTCCGCGTGCCCGCGCGATCCATAACCGCCGTACTGCAGCGCCTCATGGATGTGCGAGAACTTGTTCTTGACGAAGCGCACCCGGTCGCTCGTCTCGTGCTTGTTGAGCTCGATCACGAAGCCCCCTTGAAAGCCGCCGATCAGCATCTTGCAGCGCTTCGCGATCAGGAAGTACGGCACCGGCTCGCCGGCACTCGGCCGTCGCAGGAACCAGGCGATCGCCTCGCGCCGGAATTGCGGATCGTTGGTCGCGGTCGGCAGGATGTTGACGTTGATCGTCTTGGAAACGATTTCGAGGAACGCGAGCTCGCCGGCCGCGCGGTCGGCGCCGTGAAAGCCGGACGGATCGCCCCATCCGTGGCTGATCGGCAGGCCGCGATAGCGCGACTGCAGAAGATCGAGCAGCTCGGCCGCGAAACGGCCGGCGCTCATGTTCGGCTCGCCCGAGAGCTCATCGAGCACGCGGAGCTGCCCTTTCGGCGTGTGCTGGAAGATCGCGGCCGCCGGCGTGCCCCGGGCGTCGAGACCGAGCCGGAGCGGAATGTCGAGCGGCTCCAGCGTCTCGGCGACGTGCGTCGTGTAATCGAATTCGGGATAGACGAGCGCGCCGTCGCCGACGAGCCCGAACTCGCCATGCACGAACCGGCGCACCTCGTCGGCGGACATGACCTTCGCCATCCGCTCGTATTCCTCGCGCGGATGGCCGATGCGGTTTTCCGCATTTTCTGAAAGACCGGAAGGCTGCAGCAACAGCCGGTAGCCGTCGCGCGGCTTCTCGACGAAGTCCTCGTGCACCCAATGCGAGATCAGCGGTGGGTTGAGATCGCCCCACACCGTGCGCGGCACCTTCGCGTTCGGATCGGCGAGATCGACGCGGCGCGGATAGCGGCCGAGCCGGCCATAGGCCCAGCCCGGCACCTTGCGCGAGAGCAGGTCGGGCTCGTTCATCCACACCCAGGACGGCTCGAAACCCTTGAAGATGCCTTCGATCGCGTGCTCGCCGACGCCGATGCCGATCACGACCATTTCCACCGCGCGGCCCTTCGGCGTGCGAAAGCGGATCGTGTGCTTGAACGGCCGGTCCTGGCCGCCTTCGAACGTGTTCGGCCCGGAGAAGTCCTTTGGGAAGAAATTCAGCCAGCTTTCCAGCGTGGTGCGGTAGAGCTCGCGGAAATTGTCGCGCAGGATCACGCCGCGCACGCGGGTCACGCCGTCGCGGCATGACGGAAAGCGCAGCGTGACGGCGCCGCACTTGAACACTGCGCTCGTCGTCTTGCCCGAGCCCCACGGCCCCATCAGAAAATCGATGTCGGCGGTCGAATACATCCACTTTTCGGCGACGGGCCCCGGCGGCGTGTAATTGAACACGCTGAAATTGCCGCCGCGCAGCTCCGGCAGGCCGGAGAGATCGAGCGGGCCGCCCTGGGGCGATGCAAACTCGTCAAAATTCACAGCGCTCACGTGATCGCCCCCGGCTCCTGGGCGATCTCGTCGCCAACGTCGCGCGAGAACACCACCGCCATTGTCGCGAGCTCTTCGCTGTGCATGGCCGAATAGCGCACGCCGTAGCGGCCATCCTTGTGTTTGATGATGAGCGCGACCGCCGCGAAATCGTCGGCGTCCTCCAGCGCGCGGCCGAGCAGCGGCTTGACGCCGATCCGCACGTTCGGAAGGTGCTCGATCTTGGAGGCGGGCATGGCGGCGATCATCACCCCTGCCCGCCCGCATTAAGCGCGCGCCGCCGGCGCTTCGCCGCGCCGCCGAGCGCCGAAGGCGCGAGGACCAGGCGCGGCCGAAAACAGCGCCGGGCAGCGGCGCGCACCGCTTTACGTCACCGCGCGACGCAATGACAGAATGTCAAAATTCGTCCCGCCGCCCCGCACCCCGGCGCCGCGTAGCCGAACGTGAGGGGCCGGAGCGGCATCCCCTCCAACCCGCCGACCCGCACCCGCACCCGATCAGAACTGCGAGGCCGATTTTCCGGCCGGCCAGGCAGGTCGGAGCCGGTCGGGACGCGGATCAAAACCGGCCGTGTGTGTGACGGCGTACCCCCCTAGGGGGGATGTGCGGCGCCAGTTTTTAAGACGGCTTCGAGGACGGCACGGCGGAAAAATGACCCAGGGGGGAGGTCGAAAGCAAGCGGTGAAATCACCGCGCCAACTGATTTTCAATCAGCAGGCGCCACGCCAATAGCGCAGCAACATCAATCACTTGGCTCGTCGTGAGAACTATCGTCGTGAGAACGATCGGCCGAGCCGTCGCTAACCTCTTGATATTCCGCATCTTCTATTGAGCGGCCATGAAACGCCATGCCGCCGTCCGGCGCGGGCTTGAACACACCGATGCCGAGGATCGGCAGCACCGGATCGCCCTTGCCGTCCTCCGCAGCGCGCTTGGCGTGGACGTAGGGCAGCACGTCGCGCCGGCACTCCTGTTGAAACCGCGCGATTTCCATCACCGTCGCCCCGAGCTTCAGCCCGCAATCGCTCGCGATCTCGCGCAGCTGCCGCACGGCGTCGCGCAACGAGCAGCCGCTGATCGACGCCGACGCGATGAGCGGATCACCGAAGCGCTGGACCAAATAGTCCGCAACATCAGCGGTTCTGCGGTTCCTAGAACCTTCAGGGCGCCCCTTCCCCCGCTTGGCAAGGGGAGAAATCCCGAGCGGCAGCAACCCATCGAGCCGCTCATCATCGTTCCCAGGCATCAGGTCGCCGCCGTGCGCCGGCCGATCGGTCGCCTGGCCAAGCTCGGCGTGTGTGTCTCTACCCGC